CACGTTCGTGCGTGGCGTCACTGGCATTACAGCAGAATTCAATGCAGTACCTGGGCGTGCTGAAGAAACAGACCCGCAGTTCAGACAGCGGCGTAACCGCAGCCTTGAGAACCCTGCTTATTCAACCATGGGTGGACTGTACGCACGACTGGCAAACCTTCCAGGCGTCACTGATTTGCAGGTGTACGAAAACGATCAGCCGAACGATGACCCCGTGACTGGTCTACCTGCAAACAGCGTTTGGGCAATTGTGGAAAACGGCACGGTTGATGACATTGCTGAGACGCTGACGAAGCACCGCACCAGCGGTTGTAAGACGGTGGGCAATCTGACAGGTACATTCGTGGAAACGCTGATTCATCCTAATGGGAATCCGTTCTATATCACGCACGTCATGCGTTTTGACCGCCCTAGCTATGTTGACCTGCATGTGCGCCTGACTGCTACACGTAAGCACACCAATGACCCGATTGATATTGATTTAATCAAGCAGCACGTTGCCGAACGCACGTTGATCATCGGTGAATCAATTCAGGCTGGTGAACTGTATGAAAACGCATACGGTGCGGGAACTGGATACATTGTCACTGACCTGATGATTAGTGACGACGCTGGCGCTACGTGGACTGACGGCAAGCTCGGCCCTGAACTTGATCAGAAATATGAACTGAATGTGGCGAACGTGATTATCAATGAGGTCATCCCATGAATGACATTATTGAACAATACACCCTGATGCTGATTAAGCAGTATTGGGAAAAGCCGAAAGCACGGGCAGAAATTGAACTGAAAATGCGTGCATGGCAGAAGATTGTTGACCTGCTGCGTGCCTTTGAAGTGGAATTTGACCTTGACCATGCACGGGGCAAGCAACTGGATATTTTAGGAAAGATTGCAGGTGTGCCGCGCATCGTCCCAATGGTGCTGCCGCGCATCGCTTTCGGATTCAGCAATAACCCGAACAGCAAGGGCTTTGCTGACCGTTTCAATTTCTTGCGTGAAAGCGCACCACTTGCGCGACGGTTTGAACCGAAGTACACCAGCATGCAACTGACTGACAACCAGTACAGATTGCTGATTCGCGCAAAGGTGTCGCTGAACGTCACCAGTGCATACATTGCATCAGATGAACGTATCAGCATTCAGGACGTGATCAATCAGGTATTTGCAGGACGTGCGTATGTAATTGACAATCAGGATATGAGTCTTACCCTGTATATCAGCCCGTCTGTTTCACTTGATGAATTGCGCCTTATTCGGCGTTTGAACTTGTTACCCAAACCGCAAGGCGTGCGGTACAGTTTTGTAATACTAGCTGAACCGGGTGTAACATTCGGGTTTAACAATAACCCGAACAGTAAGGGTTTTGCAGATCGTTTCGACCCCACCAGACAGGGTGGTATTTTCGCACGGAGATTGATAAATGGCTAAGATTGACCGCTACGGCGGAAACCTAGAAGCATTCGCTTCAGAAGCACAGGGGCAGGAACGTACTGTCTTCGGTACTGAAACTTTCGATGACTCGCTAACAGCGCAGATTAACGCACTGTTCAAACGCGGTTGGGGCATGGTTTCACCCACTGATTCGCCTGCTTTGCAGGACTTCAATGCCGCCATGTATACGGCTACCCAACTGGTTGCGTATCTGCATCAAGTCGGCATTGCTGAATGGCATCAAGACCAGCAGTATTACGCTGGCACATCTGCGTGCTTGCACCAGGGGCGTATCTGGATTGCAACGGTAGATGAACCGACCGATGAACCGACCGCAGAAAGCGCCCAATGGCAGGGCGTGTTGTCGCCTGACGATATGACCAGTGAGGCAACGCCTGACACAATCGCGAAGCGTGACGCAGCGGGTACGTTCAAAGTATCTCAAGCGACTGACGCAACACACCCCGTGCGCAAGCAGGAATTTGATGCACACCTGAACAATACTGACGCACATGCTGCTGAGAATATCAGCTACGACAACAGCGCCAGCACCCTGATGGCGGATGATGCTCAAGGTGCGATTGATGAAACCGTGCAGCGGGTCGATGCGCTGGAACTGGTGGTCTACACCGAAGAAGCGGCAACCGTGTCATGGAACATGGCAACGGACACATGGACGGGCGACCCGAAGGCAACCGCTGCACACAAATCCATGCGTCGCTGCGTGGTGAACAGTGCTGGCGTGGTGCAGTATTACCTTGATGAATTCAACAGTACGCTGAAGGAAGACGGTACGCCTGCGAATCTGGACGGCACTGACGGACAGGTAATGGTTGAAATTGCCCCGTTCTACGTGCGCACTGTTTTTGAAGGGCAGGTGGCTACGTGGTCTGTGTCTGCTGCCCCTTTGCCTGGGTATGTCCTGCATCCTGCGTTTGACGGCGGCGCAGTGTTGAAAACCTACATCGGTGCGTATGATGCCATTGTCTATGACACTTCCGCCGGTGCTTACATCAACGGCCTGAACTCGGACAACAACAGCGCACGCATTAACCTGGGTGAAGACTTGCTGGCGTCCGTGGCGACTGGCAATTTTGCAATGGTTGGGCTGACTCGAAACGAGTTCCGCACGCTGGCTAGAAACGCAGACTTCCAGCTTTATGACTTCTGGCAATATCAGGCGGTCATCATGCTGTTCATCACTGAATACGGTTCGTGGAACAGCCAAGCCGTACTTGGTCACGGTAACGTAGACCGCAGCTACCCTGCTTCCAGCGACAACCAAGCGCAGTCACCGCACGAAGCCAACGGCCACAGCAACATCATCGGCAACCATTCGGGCGGTATCAACACCGCTGACGGTGCGCCGTGGGTGTCCTATCGCGGTATTGAAAACATTTGGGGTAACTGCTGGCAGTTTATTGACGGCTGGAACGTGAGCAACTATCAAAGTTACATCAGTAACAATGAAGCAGTCTACGCAGATGACACGTCTGCTGGTTATGCCGCCATTGGCAATGTCGTTCCCGCTGGAATCACGGATACTGCTATTAAAAACTGGCAGTACATCGAAAACGCCTTCATCGTTCGACAGGTGGGCGGTGGCGCATCCACCAGTGCATTTGTGACTGACCACTTCTGGTCAGCAACGGGCTGGCGAGTTGCGAATGTCGGCGGCAATGCTGAGACTGCGCTGCGCGGCGGTTTGGCGGTTCTTTATCTGAATTATGTTTCGACGGCTCGTCATCGCGGTCTTGGCACGCGGTTATCCAAAAAATTACGCGCCTAAGTTGAGCAAACCGACGCACTTCAGATACAATGTGCGTCGGTTGTTCTGCGACATGTACTGCATTACGAATGTCGGTAGCAATACTGAGAATGCGCTACACAGCGGTTTGGCAGCACTTAATCTGAATAATGATTCAGCGAATCGTAATCGCAATCATGGCACACGATAATCACCCTAAGCGTTTCTCGCTTTCGCGGTAGCAACCTTGTCCCTGGACTAAAAATGATTCCCGCAAGAGCTTGGTAGGTTAGCCGAACAGCTTGGGATAAGGTGATAATTTTGAAAATGCAAGGAAACTTGTTCGATAAGGTCATCAGCATTGATAACCTTCGGGCAGCACATCACAAGGCGCGTAAAGGCAAAGCCCACTACAGAGAAGTACAGTGGGTGAATGAGAACGAAGAAGAAGCCCTTCGGCGCATTCAGCAATCATTGATTGACGGCACATTCAGGACTTCCAAGTACACGGTGGAACACACCCTGAAGGGTGACAAAATGCGGACTATCCACAAGCTTCCGTACTACCCTGATCGAATCGTCCAGCACGCCATTGTCAATGTCTGTTCTGAAGCATGGTCACGTTCAATGATTCGTGACACATTCCAGTCAATCAAGGGACGTGGCACTACCGACTGTTTCCGTAGAGTACGGGACGCAATTCAAAAACACAAGCCGCGATACTCAATGAAAATTGACATTCGGCAGTTTTACCCATCAGCAAAACCTGAACATATTCTGAAGCCGCATGTGCTGCGCATCAAGTGTGAACGCACCTTTGCAATCATTGCTGAAATCATCAACAGCCTTCCATTCTTGCCGCTTGGCAACCACACCAGCCAGTATGCGGGTAATCTGCTTTTGTCACCCATTGATTGGTATGTAAAGCAGCAATTGGGCGTGAAGTTCTACTATCGTTATTGTGATGATATTGTCATTTTGCACGATGACATTAACTATCTGAGGATGGTCAAGGAAATCGTCACAATCATGCTTGCTGATATTGACTTAATGGTGAAAGACAATGTTGAAATTCGTGATTTAAATTCTCAATATCTGGATTTTGTCGGCTACAGAATAAATCATCACGGCGTTCTGCTGCGTAAGCGACTGGCGGACAACTTCAAGGACGCCTGCAAAACTGGTAAGATCAAGGCATTTCCATCATACTATGGGTGGATAAAGCACGCCAATGCCAAAAACCTATGGCACAAACACACAGGACAACACAAATGGAAACTATCGTAGATCAACAATTGCCTAAGTTCGAGGTGCGCGGCGGTATCATGCGTGTGAACTTCAATGAGCAGCAAGTGACACATAAGCAGGAAGGCACGGAACCTAAGACGTTCTGGAAATACATTACTGCGATGTTCCCCGTCACTGCCCCGCTGCGTCAGCGTGTGAATGCAATCATTCGCACCGCCTACCCCACTGACAGTGATGAAGCCCGTGCGGCTGATACTCATGAATACCAGTCGCTTGTTGCACTGGCCGACAGGCTGGCGCGTGAATCACTCGGTCAAACGCTGTCTGATGAATACCTGCGTGAAGCACGGCGTTGCGAATTGCAGCGGGAACGTGACGCACGCCTGATGGCGATGGTCTATACGTTTGAAGATGGCACTGTGATTCAGGTGCGTCCGCAAGACATGATCAACTTCCAGACGGCCATTGCATCGGGCATTGATCGCACTTGGATCATGGAAGACAACAGTGTGCGCATGACCACCGTGGCTGAACTGGAAACCGCCATGAATGACGGAATTCGTCAGAGTCAGCAGATTTGGAACGACTACACTGACCAGATAGCAGCATTGACCAATGGGCAGGGTGAGTAATGGAACCAACATCGAGCACTATTTCAGCAGGGCTGGTATTCGGCACAGTCGCACTGAGCACCCTGATTCCTGGCGTCAATGGTGACGCGCTGATCGGCGCGTTTGCTGGTGCAGTTGTATTCACGCTGCACACCAAAGACCTGATCGTAATCAAACGGCTGGTTTACCTGATTGTGTCATTCGTGATCGGGTACATTGCCACGCCCGAAGTCATGCATTGGACGGGCGTTCAGAGTTACGGTGTAGCGGCATTCATTGCCAGCGCCACTGTAGTGACACTTGCGCTGGCCTTCATTGAAAAAATAAAGGCTTTCGACCTGTCGAACCTGCGTAAAGGGGACTGATATGCTAATTGTTCTCATTATTGTGATAGCCAATATCATCACAGCCACGCGGTTGATTTGCTACCAGCGTAACGGTGCGCGATACCGCCCTATTATGTCCGCCTTTGCTTACGTCCTGATCGTGTGTTCTGGCGGGCAGGTCATCGACCTGCTGATCAACAATGCAACCGCCACGGTGTGGCAGGCTGGCACTTCAATCATTGTTGCCGCGCTGATTCTTCGCGCAAAGGGTAACGTGGCTTGTGTTACAAGGATGACTTCATGACTTTCGATAACAACATCATTCGCCTACTACGTGGCGATGAAGGCGAAGTGCTGCACGTTTACAATGACCACCTGGGCTACGCGACTATCGGCGTAGGTCACTTGGTGGACAAGCGTAAGGGTGGGGCAATCTCAAAGGCCGCATCGGCGTTCATTCTCGCCGAAGACATTGCCGAAAAATCCGCAGACCTTGATCGCAATCTACCGTGGTGGCGCACGTTGAACGAAGCACGTCAGGGCGTTTTGCTGTCTATGGCGTTTCAGATGGGTATAACTGGCCTGCTCGGATTCAAAAACACGCTGGCAATGGTCAAGGCTGGTGATTATGACGGCGGGGCCAAGGGCATGCTGAATAGCCTGTGGGCACGGCAAACGCCCGAACGCGCAAAACGCATGTCTGAACAAATGCGCACTGGTGAATGGAAATTCAAGGCGGGAACATGATTATGCTGAACAAGCTGTGGGGATGGGTTGTGGCCGCGTTTGGCATCATGGCGGCAGTGCTGCTGTTTGTCATCGGCCAGCGGGACAAGGCGCGTAATCAAGCCCAAAAGACCGCGATTGACTTGCAAGCACGTGAAGCAATGCAGGACGCGGAACGGGCGGCTGATAAGGCACGCGAACAAGCACGCAGCAAAGCTGCTGAACAACAACGGAACGCAGATGAACGCACTAAAGACACTCGCCCTACTGGCACTTTTCGCCGTTAGCGGTTGCAGCACGCTGGAAGTCGTGCCAGTCATGCCGCACTGCGCACCTGTGACCGTTCCAGCGCTGCCTGTGCTTGACCAGGGCGCGTTATGGGACGCCCTGGGGGATGCGCAGTACAGGCAACTGGAACGGTACATCAATGGCCTATGGTCTGTCATTGATGAACAGGCCGCTGTGATGAACAGCGTTTGCGTTCAGTGATTCGCCGCGCAAGATACTCAGCACGCCCCTGGGCAAGATCAAGCGTGGCATAAGCTGAATCGCTGGTGCTGTGCGTGATGCCATTCACAAAGACCGTGTAGATGCGGCGCTTCTTATCTTCATGCACCCACACATCGCCAGATTCAAACACAATTTCAGATAGCTTAGTCATCGGACACCTTCAATAGCTGGTATTGACCACGGACAGGGGTGATGACCCAATTGATCGGGTCAGGCTTTCTTTCACGTACAAATTTTGCTTCGTAGTAATTCATCATTTGCCCCTTTATTCCGCTGACCCGTCACGAATAGCAGGAATGGCGTTGCCCGCTACTGTGTCCATTTCCTGAAGTTTTTCAATGACCATGCTGATGACCTGTTTCATTTCAGGCTTGTTCATCTTCATGGCCGCATGCAAATCTTCAATGACTTCGGCGTGATGGTCTTCGCCTGCATGTTCGGCAACACAAGCAGCCGCCCATTCCCGCCGTCCTTCAATTTCATCCTTCAGACCATCTTCAAGTTCTGACTCGACCTGTTCAAACCGCTTCAACAGTTCCTGCACTTCATGGTTGTCGCTGAACTGAAGCTGTCTGATCAATTCATCATGTGTGAAATGGCGCAGTGAAGGCGGCTGAACCGCCTTTTTGATTCCAGTCAAAAACATTACGCTTCCCCTTCTGTGTCCAGGCGCAGCAGTGCGCGAAGTTCGAGCAGTTCCTGCACTTCATTGGCGTCCAGCGTCAACGTGATCGAACCAATTTCATCAGGTTCAATTGCAGCGATTCGGGCAGTGACAGTGTTCAACTGATTGCGCACGGTGTGCTGAATCTGCTTGGTCATGCGCGGGATGCGGTTGACCGTTTCAATGTCCTTCTTCGTCACCTTGCCCTTGCTGGTGGTTTCGCTGGTGACGTTGATCATAGACACGGCATCAGACACTTTGTTCAGTGCGCCCATGCTGTTGATAGGTTTGGTGTTCATGGTAATTTCCTTAATCAAGTGAAATGGTAGCTACGGAATTGCCTTCAAATATCTTCATCAGTTCAGGATTGCGTGCGCCCCACACAATGACCGCCCCGCTAGCTTATGTTGACGATGGCGGTTCTTTCATTGCCCTTGCGGGTGAACTTCACCAGACTGTCACCAACACAAAGGCCGTGATCAAATTTGATTCGTTCTTTCAATGTGCCGCCTTTCTTGCGGCGGCTTCTGCCTTGTTGGATTCCGCAATGCAGTTGGTCATTCTTGAGTGATTGCGTTCAATAAGGGCGCGGTGGCGTTTTTCAGAGTGGTGGCCGATTTTTATGGGTTCAGCCAGCACAAGAAAATCCCTGCCTTCATTCGCCTTGTCCTGCCAATCATTAGCGCGTTTTTCAGCGTTATCGGCTTGGTTCTGATAGCGTGCAGCCTTGCGTGCCGCATGACTTTCACCAAGGCGCGTGAAGCTGTAAAGCTTGAAAGTGAGTGTGTCTTTGACAAGCTTGAATACTTCAACTTCAGTTTCTTGCCCGTACTTGTTTTCAATCAGAGCAATGTCACCTTTTGCATACGTTGCTTCGGTCTTCATCACACATGCGTTCGGGGCCAGCTTGAAATATGTGTTGCTCATTTTCTGCACCTTTGTACGTGTTGATGGTTCCCATTGTGCTACAACGTACAACATAGGTCAAGCAATCGGGTGAAAAATTTCCAACACTCGACCAGTGAACGGTTCACCCCGTGCAACCACCGTCAAGTAGCCGTCAGGCAATGCGATCAACAGGTGCGTCACGCCGGTAGTGTCAGCCAGCCACACTGCTTCACTGATTGCTGCACTCACGTCAGAAAACATCAGAAGAAATTCACCGTCAGGTCATTGGTGGTGATTCCGTCCCTGTACCGTTGTAGTGCGGCCTTCAGCCCTTCCTGATCGTCCGTCTTGCGTTCGATGGCGTCCACCACCGCAAGATCAATGGTGTCACGGCATAGGATGCGGATGATCGACACGGGGCGCTTCTGTCCCTGGCGGTCAATGCGCCCGTTCATCTGTTCGTACAGTTCCAGTGACCAGTTCAGGCCGAACCACACAATGATGTTCCCCGCTTCCTGCAAGCCGTCAATACCGTGGCCCATGCTGGCGGGGTGACCTATCAGCAGCTTTAGCTTGCCGCTGTTCCAGTCATTGATAACCCGTTCCGTGTCCTTGGATGCAACCGCCGTCAGGTTCACTGGCTTGTAGCTTTTGAACCGCTTCAGGATGCGTTCAGCGTCTGCCTTGAAGGTGTAGCTGCACAGCACAGGTTGACCGCCAGCTTCTTCAAGGATGGATTCCAGCGCGTCAAGCTTGGCATCATGCAGGGCTTCGTATTCGGTGCTTTCGGGGTAATAGGGGCTGCCGTTGCAAAACTGCAAGCACTTATTTGACACACTCGAACGGCTGAACACTTCCACTTCACGTCCGCTTTCAAGCTGCGTGAACATGTCGCGTTCTACTTCCTTGTACCCCTTGCGTGCTTTTTCAGGCATGTCCACCAGCATGTTTGTGATTTGCACTGCTGGCATGTCCAGATAGTCTTTAGCGTCCATCTTTTTGGTAATGTCGCTGATACGTTCTTCAATTGCCGCCTTGCCTAAGTCCGTGGGCGTGTATGACCAGCCCATGTAATCCGATGTAAAGAAGTCATCCCTGAAGTGCGTGATGTACTGACCAAGCCGCTTGCCGTTGTCAATCGCCAGATACTGACCATGCAGGTCAAGATAGCCATTGCTGGCGGGTGTGCCAGTCAAGCCTGTGCGAATGGGGATATGCGGGATAATTTTGCGCCAGCCAGTCACCTTGATTTTGTGGACTTGACCATGCTTGTCCTTGCGGTCACGGTTGCCGCCAGCCATGCGCAAGCTGGTGCTGTTCTTCAGCTTTGATATTTCATCGTACACCACCATCTGAAACGGCAAAGGCTTACCCTGACTCAAGTAGTAATGGTCAAGCGTTTCAGCCAGCCAGTTCATGGCTTCGTAGTTGATCAGGTACACATCCGCCTTTGCGAACAAGGCACGCAGCCGCTGTTCTTTCGTACCGTGCATCACGCTGAACTTCAGGTGTCGGGTGTGTTCCCACTTTCTGGCCTCACGTTCCCACACGGCCTGAATCACGCGCAATGGGCCAAAGATAAGCACCTTCTGCACCTGATTTGCACGCATACGGTCAACGATGGTTGTCAGCGTGATAGGCGTCTTGCCAAGCCCCATCTGAAGCCACAGCATGGATTCGTCGTGGTAAAGCTGGTGCAGCACGCATTCTTTTTGGTATTCATGCAGTTGTTGTGGTTTTAACACGCTTCAATTCCTCAATCAGTTCATCTACACCCGCATGACCATAGACCACCTTCACCGTGGCCCCTGCTGCACGCAAGCGGTCATGTTCCCGCACCTGGGCGGGTGACAGTGTGCCGTCTTCGGTCTTCACTTCAACCAGCCAGATTGCCCACGGCGTGATAACGATGCGATCAGGCACACCGTCACGACCAGGACTGACCCACTTGCGACTTGTCCCACCGATGGCGGTCACGCTGTCATGCAGGTAGGTTTCGACTTTGTTTTCTCTTATGCCCATACATACTCTTTCCCGTTCCACACCTGAAGCGTTTCCGGCTTCACGTTGTCACTGGATCGACGCGCCTCATTCAGCGCGTCTTCGTTGTCCTTTGCACCAATCATGATCCAGCCGAACTCACCACGGCAGCGGTAGGAGATTAAACCCGGTGCGGCTAATGGCTTGTCAGTGATGTTCATACTCGCATTGCCCCTATGACCGCCTGACGACCGCCTGATAGGTTGACGATCTGCACTGTGTCACTGGGGGATTTAACGCTGTATTCATGCACATGACCGGCATCTTCCATGCACACAGCGTCATTCAGGTACTTCATGTTGAGTGCGACGAAGGCATCATCACCGATGGGCAGTTTATAGAAATGAAAAACGCCGTCACTGCTGGTGAGGTCACCCTGGAGAAGTCCATCATCCAATAGGGATAAGGACACCAGTTTGCGACCATCGCCTTCAGGGTCTTTTACTATATGACGCTCTACTGGCGGGAATGGATTTAGCGCGTTAGTGTCCAGTTCATAACACTTGGTTCCTGCCTTGTCGTAATACCCCGGTGCTAGTCCGTCTGTGTTGGGTGCAATATGAATGCGGTGACCATCGGTTCCGCAGATGCGATCTTCCGTGACGCGGACGTAGTTTATCTGTTCGCGTAGATCCTTAACCGCCATCGCCTTCACACACCATTCAAAATTGGTGCGTGGCTTTTTCGGCACTGCTGGCATGAATGCTGCATACAGCCTTGACAGCTCTTTGCCCAGCCACATGCGCTGGTTTTCATCTAATGCTTGTATCACGTCCATCAACGCTTTGAAGTTCATTTTCTTGTTGCTGGGGTTCTTTACGCTGCGTGCGCCTTTGGCTATGTCTTGCATTATGTTTTCCTTCTTTCGTGTGCCTGTGTGGTACAATGTACAACGTCAGGCATTGAGCGTCAATACCAACTTCTCGGCTTCCTTGACGTACCAGTCGTGATTCAGGTCGTCCATGCCCAGACCGCCACGGATATCGTTGCATAGCTGCACCTTCCAACCTGTGTTGATGCCGGTACGGCGCTCGGTGTAGGTGCTCTTGTTCTTCGTGTGTATGCGTTCATCCCAGGCCTCGCCGACTTCCGCCAGCACTTCCTGATAGTAGTGATCCGGCACGCCTGCTTTCTTCTTGTAGGCACCTTCCGGCCCCGCTGGCGGCATGACCTTCTCCAGCGTCTTGCCTTTGGTGCTGATGTAGTAGCGTACGATGTTGGCGACACGCTCCCCGCCCCACTCCAGCATGGATGACCGGGGCACCTTGGTACGCAGCATGAAGTCCATGGGGTCAGCGTGATTCAGGATGAACTCACGCACGTCCGCGCCATGCACCAGGGCGGCTTCAGCAGCCTTCGGCACCACCAGGGCGCTATGATTCTGGTGCCAGCCCAGCTCATACTCATAGGCACCTTTGCGCTTCAGCTTCCCATCGGTGTACTCCGCGATGTAGTTGTTCACGTCACGGATGAACATGCGGCTGTACTCGGCAGCCTCAAGCTGCAAGCCTGTCATCTGCTCCCACCAGTGCTGCACTTGCTCTACCCAACCGGTGAGCTGGCGCGGGCAACGGATGGTGAGACCGTCCGTGTTGATCTGGATCATCTGTACCGCGTCTGCCTGCATGAGCGCTTCCGCCAACATGCACAGCAGCAGTTGCCCATTGATGGTGATGCTCATGGTGTACTGAGGATCGAAGAACGGGCTGTACTGGTTGTTGGAGTCACCATAGACACCGTTCAGTGCCAGCTTGAGCATGGCGTTCTCAGCCGTACCCTTGGCGTAGCTCTTGCGCTGCTGGTACACGTCTTCATAGATGTCACAGAAGGTCTGCCCCAGGTGCTCAGGGTAGAAGCCGTTGGCAATGGCAAGGTTGGGGTAGTACGACGCAACATCGAGATCGATAATCATGTGATCGTCGTCAGCCTGGACAATCTGCGATTCAACAGACCCATGAATGCCCCCGGTGCCGAAGTCGAACTGGAAGCCGCGAACGGTGCAGTGCACGTCCTTGAATACACCCTTGGTCTCGGTGATAGTCTGCGACTTGAACCATTGCAGGATGCGGTCAAACTCAGGGTCACGAAAGGCAATGTAGGGAATTATCACGTCAGCAAGGCGGATGCTCTCACGCTTGGTCTGTACCATGTGGCGGCAACCGTCAATGTACTGGTAGCAGCAACCGGGGCTGTGCTCTTCCAGCCGCATGATGAAGTAGTCCTTGCCTATCTTGGTGTCATTGTGGTTCATGAAGTCGCGACCGTATTTGGTGGTCAGCTCTTCACGGAACCTGATCTGATCCAGTGACTCACGGTAGAACTTCAGCGTCTCCAGCACGTCATGACGGTTGTAGCGCTTCAACACGTTGGCCTGTTCCTTGGTCAACTCGATGCCGACATCAAAGGGCAGGTCTTCCACATTGTCACTGCGCATGTTGAATTCCAGCACCTTCAGACTGGTGGCGCGTGCCTTGTTGTCGAAATGGTGAATCTTGAATAAATCAATTTGCGGAACCACCCTGTCAGATTCCCACACCATGTGCGCGAAGCGTGCGTTATCTGGCGCTTTGATGATCGCCATAGCCTTCTGATAAATATCCCACGCCGTGACATTGCGCACCTGATGAATGAAATGCAGAACAGGATAGTCAAAGCCAAGATTGTTGAATCCGACCATACGGCACTGCTGCGCATTCATCACGTCCATGAACTGAATCAGTGGTGCAATGTCATTGCGCCACGGGCTAAGTTCAAAATACCATTCACGGCCAGTATCAGCGTGGACAGCAATCATGGTAAAGACGTTGGGATAGGTTTCAATGTCAAAGGCAACATCACCTTTGGTCACGCAGAATAAAAAATCAGGGGTCATAGCGATTACCTTAGTATTTCTTGCCGCCTTCCTTCAGGCGGTTTTCGGGTTTGTGGTCTGCACGGTTGCTGTTGTATTCCAGCTTTTCAACCAATGCGCCACCAATGTCCAGACCCAAGCCGCCAGCCATATCCAGAATGCGAATCATGGCGTCAGCCAGTTCCACTTCAAGACCCTTGCGATGCGGCAGCTTGTCATCCATCAAGTCCTTGCGGTCTGCTTCCAGAGCTTCGGACAGTTCAGAGTGAATCAGTGCAATCAATTCGCCGTGATTGCGCTGGATGGGTTCGCCCGTCTGAATGTCACGCCACCACTTGCGATTCAGGGCGTGAATATCGGCGGCAATATTGTTGATGGTTGTCTTCATATTGTGTTCCTTGGTGATGCCCTGACCGAAGTCAGGGCGCATGGGTTTAAGCGAAGCTTGGGGCAGTGCCGTTGGGCGGAACCATCAGGCCGTTCTGAATCAACTGCGCATCAGACCAGCCAGCCGCGTGATACTGTTCACGGGTCAAGCCGTTTGCGGCTGCGGTCATCTGGAAGACAGGCGCAGCAGGTGGGGGTGTGGGGGCGGCTGGCGCTGCGGGGGCCATCGGGGCAGCACCACCAGCCACATCACCGAACATACCTTCAACAGTCGGGCGACCGTCCAAGCGGCCAAGTTCGCCTTCTTCACCCGTCAGCATGATGCCGTTCAGTCCGCAACCGACGCCCTTGTTTACAGGCTGGTTGTAGGTGAAGCTGTTCAGCGCAGCCCACACGACAGCACCAGCGTAGGCGTCCGCCTGATTCATGACAGGTTGCATGTGTGCGTCCACGCAGTGCGGCTTGCTGTCGGCCTTCGCATTGGAACTGATGATCATGTAGTTGTGCATGTTGGCGTCATTCGGGAACGCCAACATGCCATCTTTCATGAACTCCTTGCCGTTGTGCGGGAAGCCGTTCGGCCAGCCGTTTGCCTTTTCAGTGGCGATGATTTGCTTCACTTGTTCAATCTGCGGATCACCCTTGCGCAGCAGGATGCTGGCACTGAACTTAGGGTCATCACCAGGGTTCACACTGCGGGGTGTGAACAGGTGCGGATAGCTGAGAATGCCTTTTACTTTAAATTGCATGGTATTTTCCTTTCGGGTTAGGGATTACAAAAACGATGGTACATCGTTTGTTTGACATTGTACATCGTTTGTTTGATTGTTTTCAACCATATCGGCGAACGGCATTTCAGTCACACGCCGCGCCACCTTGGTCAACTTGAGCGCACCGGCAACAGTGGTCACGTACTCCGACATGATTTTTTCTTTCTGCTCGGGCGTCAGGTTCGGGTTTTTCTCAATCTGCGCAACGCTTGCCAATTTAGGCGGGTAAATGTCCGCCGTCTTCAGTTTGCGATTCTTGAGCATCTTGACAATGGTTTCTTCGTCTTCATTCCAGACACGGATGGCACGTCCTGGCTTCAACGCGTAACCGTCCACGTCCTGACCTTGTTCCAGTCGGGCGGTTAATTCCGCTTCAACACGATCAAACGCTGATTCAATGCCTGCACGGGCGTCAGCCAGTTCTACCAGCCGCTGCGTGTCCATTGATTCAACATCATTGATGACGTTTTCCACCAGTTCAAACAGGCTTTGACCGCCCTGGGTCACTACGTCTGTGGTCATTTTCAGTACCTCCAAGCTTTCTTCAGATTGCGCTGTGCAATTGAGTTTGTGCTTGCACCATTGGCAGTGCTTACCTGCCACAAGCGGGGCGTCAGGTTTGTCCGTGCGGTCTGCCGCTATAGCTAAGCCGTCAAGGGTATCCATGACATGGCTGGTGGTGTAGTCCTCATAGCGCACAGGTGGCTGTGTCTTTGGCTGCACAATCGTCAAGCGCACACCATTGGGCACACGTTCAGGATGGAACGGGCGCACCATCTGGGGGCCAGACGCTACAAATGGACGCAGCTTGCCGCCTGCATAGCTGATCAGTTGAGTGTTGTCCTGCACGGCCACCCATCCACGTCCATCCTTGAAATCAATCACTTCAAGGAACAGACACTGACCGTCCAGCATGACCGTGATAGTCACGTCAACCGTGCCCCACCAATCAGTACGTCCGTGCATTCCGCCTGGGTCTGCCCGTGATTCTTCCTGCACTGTGATTTGCGCACCAGGGTATTCCTTCATCAGTTCGGTGCGGCGGCGGTTGATATAGTTGATGCACATTTGCACCCGTTCAATGCGGTCTGCCCCCACCAACCAGCCATCGGGCTTTTCGGGATGATTCGCGCCGATCACGCGCCCGTCATAAAAGTCAGGCGCGTGATCGTTGTTCAGGCACATTTCGAGCAACAGGTGTGAACCTGTGCCATCAATGGCCGCTTCACCCGACACATCAGGGTAGGCCGCTTCTTCCCGCACTGACCCTGGGCAAAGCGGCCAGCGCAGGTTACTCGGACTCAATCGCGCATGCATAGTCACACCGCCTTCAGGGCGTCAATGACAGCCTGATAATGGGACGGGTCAAGATCATTGATACCAGTCACGCCGAACGACTTCAGCACTGCATCAATCGGTTCACGACTGCCCAAACGCTGATATTCCTTGATCATCAGGTCGTTCAACTGGACGGCGGTCATAGCAGGTGCAGCAGGTGCAGCAGGTGCAGCAGGTGCAGCAGGTGCAGCAGGTGCAGCAGGTGCAGCAGGTGCAGCAGGTGCAGCAGGTGCAGCAGGTGCAGCAGGTGCAGCAGGTGCAGCAGGTGCAGCAGGTGCA